TCATCTGCCGTGACCCGCAGGGTGAACCAATCGGGATCATTGAGGGCAGCGTTCCACATCTTCCAGAAATGGTTCCTGCCTTTTGGCGTCCCAATCGCGCAGAAATCCCCCTTCATGTCGGCAAGTGCCGGCCTGATGATCGAATGGAAAACATTGGGCGGGCAGTCTGCCGTCTCGTCGCTCACCACCAGGTCGAAGTATTGCCCACGGATGCGCTCCGCATTCTCCGAGGAGAGGAGCTTCAGCACCGCCTTGTTGGAGAACTCTATGGTCAACTCCGACTCATTGACCCTGCAATCCCCCACCTTCCTAGCGTAGTCCTTCGCATAGGCCCATGCCGTGTCCTTGACTTGACCAAAGGTGCCAGACATGAAGGCTACCCGCACGGGAGGCCCAGGGCGCTTGTGAGTCATGCACTTGATGAAGCACTTCTGGATACAGGCAACCGTCTTGCCGGCTCGCCTATGGGCAAGGATCACAGAGAAGCGCCTGTCAGTTTCAAAGAAGGGCCGAAACTGCTTGCGGGGCTTGATCTCGATTTCGATTTCTTTAGTAGTCGCCACCTAGAGTCACCTTGTAGTTGGTCACGCTCACCTCATGCTCCACCTTTTCCCCGTACTTCTTGGGTGCCAGCTTGGACATGACCCATTTCAAGGTGTCCACCCGGAGTCGGCTGCGTTGGACTGCTTCAGCGTTGAGGACGATGCGATCCTGTCCTGTGCGCTCGGATTCTATGACCTCCCAATCATTCCGCCCGTCATGGGCAATCTCTTGGATTTGCTCTAGGAAGGAATCAGCGGAAAGCTCCTTCGCGCGCGCGTATTGTGCGGAAAAGTCTTTCTTATCTCTTACCCATTCCCTGATTGTGTCCACGCAGGGCATTCCCTCAATCATGGCGATATGTCGGAGCGATTCGCCAGCGGCGATCCTTTCACAGATCTTGTAGGCAATCTCATCAGAGTATTTTGATGGTCTTCCCATCTTTGCCGGCGCTTTAGGTTCAACCGGGATGATGTCCTTGGAGGGCTTTTTACCCATATTTCACCACAGTTCGGTTGTTTTTGCGGAGGAACACGGTGCCGTGAGGTGTCCAGTTTGAAGGTTTCTGGATAGCTTTGATGCCGGCGCTGAACGCCTTGAAGTTGTCGCGTCTTCCATCTCCTTTACCTTGAGTGCGTGGTTTACTAACTCCCATAATTGCGGTAATTTTACTGATGGTTTTTGTCAGGTGTCAAGCCAAATGTTAGTTGGTTGATCATCTCTCGTAATCGCTGAAGGTTGTGGTTGGGCCATCAAACCAGAGAGTCTTAACCTCGTTGGCTACTCCTGATCGGTTCTTGGCAACTAGGATCTCTGCGTCCTCGGATGCCTTCTCTTTCTTTCGGTGAAGCAGCATGACGATATCTGCGTCCTGTTCAATGGCACCTGACTCACGAAGGTCGGAGAGCATGGGCTTGCCTCCCTTTCGCTTTTCGATCTCTCGGTTGAGTTGGGACAGGGCAATGACCGGGATATTCAGTTCCTTGGCGAGTTCCTTGAGACCTCCCGTGATTTCAGCGATCTCAAGGTGCCGGTTCTGTTCTGATCTCTTGGTGGTTCCCTTCATCAGTTGGAGGTAATCAATGAAGAGGATGTCCAGTTTTCCCTGCTTCTTGTAGATCCTTGCCTGGGATCGGAGGTCAGCGATGGAAACATTCTCCTTTTCGCTGATAATGATAGAATCGCTTAAAATGCCCGTAGATTGCATGATCTTGTTCATAGCCCCTCGCTCCGCAATTCCTGTTCTGACGATTTCTAGGGGCATTCTCGCTTCACCAAGGAGGATTCTGCGACCGACTTCCAATGCTGGCATCTCTAGGGTGAAGAGAACTGGCTTGTGACCGGCCTTGAGTGCCGAGACTGCCATGTTGGTAGCCAAGGCGCTTTTGCCGATGGACGGACGGGCGGCGAGGATGACGAGTTGACCACCTCGGAACCCGTTGAAAACCTCGTCGAGCTTCTTGAACCCGGAGGTGATCCCAAGGATTTCCCCTTTGTTCCTGACGGCATACTCCAAACTGTCAATGATCGGATTGGCTAGATCCTTCAAGGTCATGGAGTGCTTGGGTAGGTGGCGCTTGCCCTTGATGTCGGCCCAGATGGACTCCACCTCTGCCATGAGTTCATCGACCGGCTGCGCTCCTGATTGTTTAGCTTCCAGTAAGATGCGCTCCGCTGCCTTGATAACTGCTCGCTTGGTAGCCTTGTCCTTGAGGATATCGGCGTGTTCCTGGGCTATATGGTGGGTAGGGCAGAAGTTGGTGATTTCAATGAGGGTGTTGAACCCTCCGATATCGTCCATCGTTTTGTCCTCTGACATCCTCTGCGCGACCGAAGCGGTTGAGGTGGAGGAACCCTTGGCATTTAGGGCAAGGATGGTTTTCCAGATTGCAGAATGTGACGGGTGATAAAAATGATCCTCCGTAAGTTCTGTGAGTTCGTCCACGCAGGGGGCTTTCATGACTGCACCCAAGACAATCTTTTCAGACTCAAGGGATGCCGGCATGGAGTTCATGGGGATTAGCTGCTGGGGTGGGGAAGTGAAGTTCATGGTTTAGCTCCTTGGGAATGCTGCCCACTCGTCCTGCTCCTCTGGAACCGATACCTCATCATTCCAGCAACCGGCCTTGATCCACCTTTCGGGATCTTTCCATGCCGGGATGAACTCTCCCTCCGCAGGGTTTTCTCTCCATGCCTTCTGAAGGGACAGGGATTGCAGGACTGATTCGATGTCTGGGGAAGCCTTCTTCCACTCCTTGAGGGCATTGGCCTTGCCGACCTTTTTGGGGTATGCAGACCAGAATCGCTCAAACGACTCGCCCGATGGCGACCTTTTATCGTCTTCGTCTACGGATACGTCTCCGTCTAGGTGAGCATTTGATATCATATGCGTAGCATCTGCTATGCACGTGCTATGCAACTGCTCATCATATGCTGGGAACTTGCTGGTATTTGACCGCACTTGCTGCCGAAAATCCAAGATTTCCAAGTATCGCTTCCCGTCCTTTGCCGGGTACACCCTTACAAGAGCCGAGTTCACGCAGGCGGTGAGCCACTTCTCAATGTCCGAGTCGGATACTTTCTGCAACAATAGCGGGTAGCAAGCAGCCCGGAGTAATGCCGGTTTAGCGTAGTACCTTCCGTAGTCATCGACTACCGACATGATGCGCCGGTAGAATATCTCCTCCGCCCAGCCGAGTCTTTCAAACTTCTCGCTGGTAAGGATGCCTTCTCTGATGATCCTGTTTGGCATACTAGAGGACGGGGAGGATCTTGTTGATGTCCTGTTGAATGGACATGATTGCCCTTTGGATGATCTCCATCTTATCTCTATCAGGGTCGTGCTTTAGGCTTTCCGCTGCCCTGGTCTGAAGCGCCTTCAATTCAAGGAGCTTAATCATATCGCCCCTAGTGATGGTTAATAAGTCATTCTTGTTCATATAATCAAAAAAATCCCCGCCTTAATTCCGGTGAAAATTGCCTACCACGGGCGCGGAACCAAGACGGGGATAAAATGTTATCATAGTAGTAAATCGGGTTTTCACTCCCGTTTGTTTGAAATTAGGTGATGTGAGTTATCTGGTCAAGCGGATGTTATTAAAACTTCTCAACCTCCCATTGCCCCTTCTTTTTGGTAGCGGCAACGAAGTGAAACCAAGGGAAAGCCTCGGCAGCGACCTTGATCTTTACCCGTGCGTCATCCATCCAGAATCCCTTGACCTCGTGGAAAACAACCGAGCCGTCAGGGTCGATCACCATGAAGTCGGGCGAGTAGGTAGTCAGGTTGGCTAAACGGAGCTTCATAGGTTCAAATCGGTAATCTATGAGCGTTCCGCACTTCTTGAAGAGTTCCAGACGGGAGGCGTATTCGGCCTCTGTCTTGTTCATCTTGCCCGGAGTGTGGGAAAGCCTTGCCATTGCGCGGCGTGGTTTCATTCCCTCTCCTCCTCATTGATGAGTTTTGATGAGACTAGACTTAACTGCTCTGAAACTGAATCTGACTTACGGATGTTTTCAGCGGCCCAAAGAGGTCGGAAATTGCTATAGTGATTCAGTCGCAAGATTTGTGCTTCCGTTTTAGCTGATGCCACCGGCACAACATGATCAAGATGCCATTCCGATCTGTTTTCCCAAGACATCCCAGGCATAAACCTCTGTTCAATGTACGCTTTGAAGAACTCAAAAGAGCATCCAAGAATCTCTGCTGTTTTTGATTCCTTTCTAAATCCTTTATTTCTAAAAGATTGAGCAACTAGAGTTCGTATGTTCTGTGATAAACGGCACAATGGATTTGTATCCATTCGGTTTTGTCGGGATATTTTATGGTATCTCCTAACCTTTTCTGGGTTTGCTTTAGCCCATGCCTTGCGTTGGGCATTATGCTTTTCTCTGTTAGCCTGATACCATGCTCGTTTGTAGGCTTTCTTTCTTGCCTTGCGATCTTCGTTTTCCATGTTATTCCCTCTCTTCTGTTATATCAATTGCCGCAATATAAACATCATCAGGAAGTGAAAAGGTCAACGACTCATCACGCCTTCCTGACAAATATGCGTGAAGTAGTCTTTCCTCAAGTTCTGGAACATGAGGTTCCCCAAAACCGAGAAACCTAATATCCTCTGACTTAAAAGATTTCCAATCTTTATAAACAGATGGTGTTAATCTGACTGTTTCATTGCTCATGGGGTTTTATTTGCTTCGGGGGTCATCTGCGCGGGTTAAAGCTGTCCTTGTCGGGTAGCCAAGGGTCTCAAGCGCCTCGACTAGGGGGGCGTAGGGTGCCTCCTCGGTCGTAAACTTGAGGTAGCTGTCGAGGTGAGGCCATCTCTCTGCGACCGTTCGGGTGGCAAACCAGTCCCACCACACAATCCGTGCGGCGAATTGCCTGATGGTTTCGGGTAGTGCGTTGAGCATTTCCATC